TCACTAATTTGTCGTGCAGAGAAACGAATAAGATCTTTATCGTCTTCTGAAATAATCATTGTTGCAGTTCCAAAGCACGCAAGGTCTAAATACACTTCATGCATCTCTGTTTGGAAGTTTGAATTGTTAAGCACTTGATGAATTCTGCGAGTAGCTTCAGCAAAAAACTTTCTTACATCATCCCTTTCATCAATCTTAGGATCTCCAGTAGAAAGACCAAAGAATATAGAGCTTGGAGATGTAAGCATTCCATGCAAAGCACCAGCAAGTAATTCATTTGATTGTTGAGCGGTAGAATCAAAAAGTTTTAAGTTTCTTTTCTCACCTGGAGTATTAATTCTTTGAATTTCGTTTTTATTAGGAAGAATGTAATCAGCTAAATCCTGCCAATGACTTTCCCAAGTAATACGCTCTTGTGAGAGTTGATTGAATCTATCGGTGAGTTGTTTTGCATCTAATTTCATTTGTTATCCTAAAATTCCAGGTCCACGAGTAAGAATTGCAGCGGATCTTCCAGGCGTTTCATTTTTCATTTTCATTGCAATATTGTTGTTTTCTTGCTGAACCATGGTGCCTTGATTGATTTGTTTAAAGCGAGCCATTCGTCGATTAAACTCTGATTCATCACCATCGAAATTTTGTAGTAATTCGTCTTTTTGACTTTGTAATATAGAGGAGGATTTTACGTCGTAAGTAAGATTCTGTAATCTCTGCTCTCTTTGAACTTCTTCATCACTCTTACGAAAAGCGACATCATTATTTAAAAACCCCATGTTTTCTCCCCCGTAAAAATATTGTATTCCATTTCAGCCTGTCTTGGAAGCACAGGATTTCTGTCGGTGTCTTCTCGTGTACCTAAAGCCAAATATCTAAAAGCATCGGAACCGTTTGAAGCCCAATTGTGTTTAGGTTTGGATTCAAAGATTTTATTCTTTGGGTCCCATTTTCTCTCGTAGTTCTTTAAAGCCGAAATTCCTCGAGCACACTTATTTTTATCAAACCAACATCTTGTAAGTATCATCCTAACAGCATGTATGCCGTCGTCAACATTTTGTCTTTTCTGGATGATTGTTTTTAATCCAAGCTTATTTAAGGTTTGCTGTCTTGTTCTTCCAGTTTCCATGGATCTTGCAGCAGCATCATGTGGAAGTGTGTGATAACCATACACATAAGGTTTTGAGCGGATTTCACGAGCATAAAACTCTAAACCTTTACCAGAATCCTCGGTATAATCGATTAAATGATAGTTTTTCCCCTGTTGCTGGAGATACCAAATTGAGGTTGTATCGCCGACACCCAAATCCCAATAAGTATCTACCAAAAGAGCAGGATCATATGGGACGTGTCCAATGCGTCCTTGTTCTTCAGCTTCGGCAATATACTTCCCGTAATAAGAACCAACTAGGGCTGCGATGAAGGAACATTCGAATTCTTGCTCGAACTGACCGTCTTCCATCTCCTTTTTGGCCGCATAAATCTCATCAGGATGAATAATTCCAGTTTCAGACGCTTTATACAGCGCAGTAAACCACTGATCGTTAATTTTTGCTTTATCATAGATATCATGGAAATGATTTTGTCCTTTTGGGGTTCCAATAAAAATAGCCCATCCCATTCTGTCAGAGAGACATGGTCTTATGACCGTTCCCCATACAGTTGGGTCCATTTCGGCGTACTCATCGAGAATAGCGCCATCGAGGTATATCCCACGGATTGCTCCTGGATTATCTGCTCCGAGAAGCATGAATCTTATCTTATCTCCAGAAGCTGGCCTTGGAATCTCAACTCTTAGATCCGCTTCATTCACAGTCACGCCTGGTAAGCTTTTTGTGTAGTCTTTAAGATAATCCCACGCAACCCTCTTCGCCTGTCCATAAAACGGCGCAAAATACGCATATTGTGGGTTTTTTTTAGGATTACGTAAACCCTGATCAATCATTTCATTGATGCAGAACACAGTTTTCCCAAATCTTCGATGGATAACTAAAACATTAAATCTTTTTAACTTAGAGTGTAAATCTGCCTGTAAAGGACGTGGAACATATCCAGTGGTGATTCTTTGTGTGGCAGCTTCAGACATCAATATCCTCTGGCTTTACTTCCACCTGAACCACTTGCTCTGCCTCAACTTCAATAGGTTTCCGATGTATTCCTGTCTCAATTATAAACTGAATGGGAGCTTCTGGATTACCTTCGTGTACAGTTTTAGATCCATAAGTGCTGGCATTGCCCTTTTCAGCAGCCCATTTAAGTGTTTCTACTTTAAATTTATTTACAGGAACGTCAATTTTCCGACGGGTTTCCATAGCAACATCAATGGCGTGATCGTGATAAAAATGCGCTCTATCTTGTCTTGCTACATGAAGATCTTCTTTAAATTTCTTATTATTTCTCGTCCAGGAATAGATTATATGCATTGGAGGCATGCCTTTAATCTTTGAAATTTCTTTTAGTGTATGCCCTTCAGTTACAAGCATACAAATTTGATCGGCAGTCGTTTCTGAGAATTCCCACACACGGTGAGGAAGATCATCTGGATTAAGCTGTTTATGAACCCAAACGAGTCGTCCGTACTGATCTCTTACTTGTTTTACTTCCTTTGCTGGAATGTATTGGCCTTCTGGAAGCGCCTTGCTTTTACGTTTTGGTTTGTCTTCGTCCATATGTATATTTGGTCACCTAAGCATAGCTGTTTGTCTACAACTATTAATATATACACATATTGTTAAAAAAAGTTAACAATTATCTGGATCTTCTATAATTCCCTTAATACAATTAAATAGTCCTTTCATTTGGTTATGAAATACATAAATCACACTACGTACTCTAGGGGGAGATGAAACAAGGATGTTAATTTCTCCCTAGTTTTATTCTTTTACTTCATGACTCTCAAAAACAACGTCTTCAAGTGGAATTAAAGTCTCTTCTGATGGATGAATTGTTAACAATCCTGTATCAATCAAATAAACAAGTGTTTCGGTAATGGCCTGATCTATATGCCCCAATGCAACCTCATCGTTTTTTAATATTAAATTAAACTTAAGTTTTTCTATTACGTGAGTCTTTACGATATCCACTGTGATTTCTGTCATATTTGTCTCCTACAACACACATAACACAGTCTTATTGTATTTTAATCTGTATTTATTTCTTCTCAAAATACAATAAAAACCAATAAAGGTGTGTCTACTGTGTTTATACCTTACGGAAAAAGACCATGTTATTTAAGTATCAAAATTCCGGTGACTTTCCCCAATTCGCTACTTGCATTTACTTCATCTCTTGAAAACACGTGCACAGACGCACACATTGTTAAGAAAAGTTAACAATTAAGACTACTAGGTAGACTACCAGGTACCCTTCTTTGTGCTATGTGAAAAAAACACTTGTTTATTATAATGCATTTGATAGAAGTCCCTCATGATAGAAATATGGGCAGATGGTGCTTGTATTCCTAATCCGGGTGTTGGGGGCTGGGCATGGGTATCCAAGTGTGGCAAAAACGAGTCTGGAAAGATTCAACGTTCAACAAACAATGAAATGGAAGCAATAGCCGTTCTAATGGCTTTGCGTTACTGGAAAAATAGAGATCCAGACATTAAAATAACAATATATTCAGATAGTACATATGTCGTCAATACTATGACGGCCTGGCTTCCTACGAGGTTATGGGAAGGCTGGGATGGCTTTAAGCATTCAGATGTGTTTAAGGAAATTTACGCCTTATCTAAAAATGTTACTTTCAAATGGGTAAAGGGTCATAGCGGTGACTTTATGAACGATAAAGCAGACAAACTCTCCGTTAACGCAGCTTATACAGCAAGAACTCATTTAGGACAAAATAGACGCTTACTTGAAATGGCTTATGGCGCTTGATTGGCGTAAAGCAAGGGATTCTAAACTTCTAGAAAAAGGTAAGTTACTTCATCAGGAAACAAAAGATCGTTGGAAGGCTCTTAAGAAAAAGAAGCGTCCTCATGTAGCTCAAGCTCCTAAAGTTAAACCTAACCTTAAACCAAGATTTACAAAGAAGACATGCGTTAGATGCCTGGTGAATAAGGTGAAGAAATCTAATGTTTCGCCTCGTTTATGTAAAGAATGTTTGATGATTGAAGGGATTAAGATGAGGGACTCTAAGACATAGCTCCGCTCTCCTCCCCTATAGTATTCTGTGTACTTAATAGGTAGTAAGAGCTTTATTGTTTCGCTCATTCTTATTCACAGTTCTAATAGACTGGGGGGTTCGTATCTACTAGGAGCATGCTGTTTATAAAAGTTTCTTTCTTCAGATTATTTATTCCTGTGAAAGCTTAAACTATTTGTGAATCGGTTTGCGGTAAACTCTCTCCTCCTCCTGTAGTACAATCATCCTAATTTCCTACAAGAACCACAACTAATCTTAAGAGGTTCGTTTTGATTCCCCTTTTGATTACCTAGTCATTCACAACAATTAAAGATCCGTCTCCCTCGAATCTGTAGGCCTATTACTCTCCCACAATCGTGATTTATTAAGGTCCTTTACACGATCACTTTGACCCTCTATAAATCTTATCTAATATCTTTTCTTTCTACAAACAACATATTAATTCTTTTATAAGATGCAGTGCACAGAGTCATAGATAATGATAAAAAGTATGCTCGGAGTGAGAGGTGATAGATAACTCTAATTACGAAGTCTAACTTTGGGGTAGGGGTAGACAATGACACTCTATGAAACTTCCCCTTGATGAGATGAGTCTACAATACGAGATAGGACAGAGTAGTGG